TAAAGGAAAACCCTAATGCAAGATACCAAGGATGGTGGTCAATCTGAAACCGCTGGCAAAGAAAGCAACCCCTGCTGCTATTGCTGTTCTTCAGCAGGCGACAGCACAGTGGCCGAAGCGCAAGAAACTGTCCGACGGATTGTTGCCTTCATTGGCACATCAACTGCAGAGTCCCAACAGCGACCACAACACGGGTCTTGCTGTTGATTTAACCCACGACCCTGATAACGGGGTAGATTGTGGAGTAATCTTTGAGAAACTTAAAGAAGACCAGCGGGTCAAGTATCTTATCTTCAAAGGTAAGATTTGGTCGAAGGATAAAGCTAAGCTCGGCAATCGTAAGTATACTGGCAGTAACCCTCATAACAAACATTTACATATTTCTATCAATGATGATTCCGCTAATGATACTAGTCCTTGGTTCTGGTGGATGAATCAACCTAAGATTGTGAATCAGGTCGTAGCAAAACTACTACCTCAACCTAAGAAGGAAACAGCAGAGCCAGAAGTCTGTACCTGCTGCAAGGTTCACAATAAATAAAGAAAGGCAACATAATGGAAACACTAAAGCAAGTATCGCTTACCTGGTTCCGTGCAGCAGCATCCGCTGCTATTGCACTCTACCTTGCTGGCGAGACTGATGTTAAGACTCTTGGAGCAGCAGCATTGGCTGGCTTCCTTGGTCCAGTACTGAAGTGGTTAGACCCATCCGCGGCTGAGTTTGGACGCGGCAAGAAATAGTAGTTCGTGGTGCGAGGCAAGGCCCCCGGGAAACCGGGGGTCTTTTTTTTGTTGTCTAAATTTCCTCGGGTTTATCTATTGGACAAGGAGCTTTAAGAAGGTTGCCGCAGTTAGCACACTGAACATCTAGGGCATACCAGCAGATTTCATAATTATCGAATTGAACGTAGGTATTAAATACGGTACAACCGCAGACGCACTGATGCGTCGGGCCAACACTTCTGAGGTCTGATGCCTGTATTGGTGGTAGACTATTCTTTCGCAGCCTAAGTAGACGGAACCACATTGCTCGGCCCGGCTCCTTCCTGTGGTCAGTCGCCTCTCGGCTTCGCCTCGGCCCCGTAAGGGGCCGTCTGTAATTCGCCTACGGCTCATATTGTAATGACTGATGGGTGTGTCGCCGGTGCGACACGCCGTTAGAAAGGTATCATTTGTCTATGACTACACTTGTCGGTATCCAATTAGATGACCGCTGTGTATTAGCTGCCGATAGTCAGATTACTGAAGACAATCTCAGAACGATAAGTACTGCAACACCGAAGATTATCTCTGTTGGTAAATATCTGTTGGGTATCACAGGTGACTCACGTCCTGGAGATATCTTGGCATACAACTGGACTCCGCCGACATACAAAGGCGCAGACCCTATTCAATGGATGGGTAAGAAGATACTGCCATCTATCATCACGGCGTTTAAGGAGAATGGCTATGACCCATACGAAGCTACCAAAGATAAGGACGCAGGGTTTGATTACCTGGTTGCTTTCAACGGTAGCCTCTTTCATATTGCAACTGACCTGTCGTTTATTCAATCTGATTACGGGGTCTACGGTCTTGGGTCGGGTGGTCAGTTCGCTCTTGGCTATCTTTATGGTATGGGCACTTCTTTTACTGCTGTGACAGCAGAGCGACACGCCCGAAAAGCGATAAACATTGCGTCGGTCCTTGATGTCAATACCCACTTGCCTATACAGTTGGTTGTCCAACGCAAGGAGTATTGATGAGAACAGATTTTGGAAGGTACTCGGTTCATATTAACCGACACTACCTAAGCAACTTTGCTTTAGGTTTTGATTACTACCAGCTTCATAGTCAACCCGAGGGAATACACGAAGCATCTATTTTGCAGTTGAATTTCTTGCTATTTAACATTACATTTACGAGGTGGCAGAAATGGATATAAAAGATTTATTAGTTAAGGCTTTGCACGAAAAAGAAAACTCACGACCACGTAGTAATCAAGTGCAAATCGGTCCATCAGAATTGGGTGGGTGCCGCCGTAAGGTTTGGTATCGACTCAATAACCAGCCCGAGACGAACGACGCTGAGTTAAAGCTCGCTGCCATAATGGGCACAGCAATACACTCGGCCATCGAGTCGGCTTTCGCTGGTAACAACTCAATACTACTTGAGACTACCGTTGAATATAACGGTATGAAAGCTCACGTTGACGCCTATCTGCCGGACACAGGAGACGTCATTGACTGGAAGACAGTAAAGGCTAAGAACCTTAACTTCTTCCCTAGCTTGCAGCAACGATGGCAAGTACAGGTATACGGCTACCTTATTGACAAGTCTGGGGTGGGGAAGCCTAAGACTGTCAATCTGGTAGCTATACCAAGAGACGGTGATGAGCGAGATATCAAGGTCCACTCTGAACCATACGATGAGAAGATAGCAGTTGAAGCGTTGGACTGGCTTGCTGCTATAAAAGATTCTGCTGAAGCACCAGCACCTGAACGCGATGAGTCATACTGCAAATTCTATTGTAAGTATTACGATTCAACGGGCGAGATGGGATGCGTTGGTCTAAAAAAAGAACGTATAAAGAGTGAGCTGCCTGAGATAGATGATAGTCAGGCTGATGTCAACGCACACCTTTACCTACAAATTGATAATCAAATAAAAGAATTAGAGGATAAAAAGTCAGACCTGCGAGACAGTCTGATGGGTATAACTGGAGTTACCAAAACTGGATTCGAGATTAAATGGTCTTCGGTCCAAAGTAACACAGTCGACAAAGAAGCGGTGGAGAAAGCACTTGGCTTCGTGCCGACTAAGCAGGGAAAGGAAAGCGCAAGGCTTTCCATTAAACCAACTGGAGGAAAATAATGGCCGCACCTGAATCAACAAAGTTCCAAGTAAACTTTAAGTCACCTGATGGAACTCTTATTAACTTATACGCAGCAAACAAGGAGGAATTAGAAGCGTTGCTAACAGCAGCGCAGGACTTTTCCGCCCTTATTGGAAGCGTTAGCCAGTCATTCGGAGGCGCTGCTTCGTCTGCGCCCGTACAGTCTAATCAGTTCCGTCCCGCACAACCATCTAAAGCAGCAGCGCCAACGGAAGGCAACGTCTGCAAACACGGAGCGATGAGCTTTAGAGAAGGCACTGGTGCTAAAGGTCCTTGGAAGGGCTGGATGTGTGCAGCACCTAAAGGTGCAACAGACAAGTGCCCAACCATCTGGGTTAGATGACTAGATGCGAGAGCCGAGTAAGTACGAGGCTCCGCTATGTGCACAAGTCGGTTCAGATATCTGGTTCCCCGACCAAGGTACTGATAACACACAGATACTACGTGCAAAGAGAATCTGTGGAAGTTGTATACACCGAGTCGAATGTGCTGAATGGGGCATCTATCGTGAACGCCACGGAATCTGGGGCGGTCTTACCGCACTAGAAAGAAAGTTGGCTCGTAGAAGATTAAAGATAGTTTTACCGAGGGAGGAAAGTGCTTAAACTGTCACGTGCTTGGAGCAGCACTACGACTAAAGCAACACCTTTGCCTGACGTATGGTCTGACCTAAGCAGAAAACAAATCAAGTTCCGACGTGGGCAAGTATGTATGGTTGCTGCTGCGCCTAACGCTGGTAAGTCGATGTTTGCTTTGGTCTATGCCCTGCGAGCAAAGGTTCCAACACTTTTCTTTTCAGCAGATACAGATACTGCAACGGTAATGATTAGGGTTGCCTCGGCATTGTCCGGTCACGGACAAGTTACTGTCGAGACTAACCTGCAAAACAACCCTCGTTACTATGACAATTACCTTACTGATATGACTCATATCCAATGGGTCTTTGATTCATCACCATCACTCGACGACATCGAACTGGAAGTCAAAGCCTACGTTGAGGTATTTGGAGTATCACCTGAGTTAATTGTCATAGATAACTTGATGAATGTTGTAGCAGAACACGATAACGAATGGGCAGGGCTGCGGCAGATAATGGTAGAGCTGCACGATATGGCTCGTAAAACTGAAGCGTGTGTATTGGTGCTGCATCACGTATCAGAGCAAGGTGAGTATGGAGATACCACTACTCCACCTGCACGTAGGTCAATCCACGGGAAAATTTCGCAACTCCCAAGTCTGATACTCACGCTTGGCTACTCTCCATTAGAGGGAACTCTTCGAGTTGCTCCGGTAAAGAATCGCTTTGGTCCGATGTATGCCAATGCTGACCAACACGTAGCTCTATTTGTAGACTATGCAACCTGTCGTATTGAGAATACTGACGACATAGGACGTATGGTCAGGCGAAACAATATGGAAGTAAAGTACTGATGCTTAACGATATCTTCGACAGAATCGTAGTTATTAACCTAGACAGTAGACCAGATAGACTAGAGGTATTTAATACCCAGGCCAAGAAGTGGGGCATTAAATATGAAAGATTCTCAGCAGTTGTGGCTAATCCACCATCACTTGCTCCTACTTGGGCTTGTAAAGAGAGCCACAAAGCTGTAATTAAATCTGCCATAGAAGATAAAGTTAAACGGTTATTTATCTTTGAGGATGATGCTTTATTCGTAGATGATTTTAATAATAAGTTTGATAGTTTTTATTTAGAACTGCCAGAGGATTGGGATATGTTATATCTTGGGGCTTGGCATCTTGTATCTCAGCCATACAAAGAAGGTATAGTTAAAATGGTTAAAAGTTATTCTGCTCACGCTTACGGAATTAACGAGCATTATATGCAGAAAGCGTTTTCGCAGGTATACAAACCTAAACCTATTGATATAGCTCTTTCAATGAATCATCCACGTAGCAAGGCTTATTGTGCTAAGCCAGCGTTAGTAGGTCAGATACCAGGCTATTCAGATATTGAAAAGGAATATCGAGACGTAACGGAGCACTACAAATGAACAGTAATCTAGTCATAATCCCGGCACGAGGTAGACCAGACAAAGCTCAGGTTGCCTTTGATGCGCTAAAGAAACACAGCAGGATATCTGACTTTATGATAGGGCTTGATGAAGATGATGCCGGTAACTACCCAGAAATTGAAGGTGTCTTTAGAGAAGTAAATCCACGGTTGAAGATGAATGGTACTTTGAATTTATTAGCCACTAGGTATCAGTACAGATATAAAACTATTACATTTATGGGCGATGACCATTTGGTTAGAACCGATGCGTGGGACGAGAAGCTATATGAACCTATCCATAACAGAGGATTTGGTATCTCATATGGTAATGACTTGTTCCAGGGAGAGAACCTACCCACGCAGGTAATGATGTCTACCAATATCATTAAGGTCTTAGGGTTTATGGCTCCGCCAAAACAGATTCATTTATTTATGGATAACTTCTGGAAACTCTTTGGCCAAGTTCTTGGCTGCCTTGACTATAATCCAGATGTCATTATAGAACATATGCACTATATGGCAGGTAAGTCTAAGGCTGATGCTCAGTATTTAGAAGTCAATGCTTCTGATGTATCTAACCACGATGCTCTAGCATTTAGAGAATACTGCGAGAACCAACTTAAAGATGATGCCATTAAGGTTTTGATGGCGGTTCAGGAATGAAGAAAGGTTTAGTTACCGGCGGGTTAGGTTTCGTCGGTGGGTACTTTATGGAACGTCTTATCAAAGATAAGTGGGACGTGACAATGGTAGACATTAAAGACGGTGCAGACTGCCGAGACTTTTTCAAAGAAAACGATACTCAATTCGATTTAGTTGTACACTTAGCAGCTATCGTAGGTGGGCGTGAATCCATCGAGGGTCGCCCACTTGCGGTGGCAGATAACTTTAGTATTGATTCTGAGTTTTTCCAATGGTGTCTCAAGACTAAACCTAAGAAGGTAGTTTACTTCTCAAGTTCTGCTGCCTATCCGGTATCACTACAACGAGATGAGCGTCACGTCAAACTTAAGGAAACTATGTCCTGTTGGGAACATATGTCTATGCCTGATATGACTTACGGTGCATCGAAGTTAATCGGAGAATACCTTGCATCATTTGTAGATAATGTTTATATCTTTAGGCCATTCAGCGGATATGGAACTAATCAAGACTTGACCTATCCATTCCCGATGTATGTCAAACGGGCGATGGATAAGGCTAATCCATTTGAAGTGTGGGGAACTGGAACACAGACACGAGACTTCATACATATCAGAGATATTATTGAAGCAGTATTTGTTGCTCTTGAAGCACCGCCACTTGGCCCAGTTAATCTTGGGTTAGGGAGGAGTACATCATTTATCGAACTTGCTACCTTGTGTCAAGATGCAGTTGGTTACTCCGGTGCTATTAAGACTAGACCTGATAAGCCAGTCGGTTGTATGCACCGTGTATCAGATAACAGTTTGTTGCTTTCTTTCTATGAACCAAAGATTACTTTGGAAGAAGGAATTGAAATGGCGGTGAGAGGAATTGTCTAGTTACAACAAGGTCAAGGGGTCTAAGTTTGAGACCGATGTAATGAAGTATCTTCGTCAGCTCGGTCATTTTGCAGAGCGACTGGCTAAGGCTGGAGCCTCTGATGAGGGCGATATTGTCTGCATAATCGCAGGTCAGACCTATATTTTGGAATGTAAGAACCGTAAGAAAATTGACCTTCCTACTTTCTGGGACGAAGCAGAGAAGGAAGCACAGAACTATGCGAAGGCAAGAGGGCAAGTGGTTGCACCTCCTGCCTTCGTGATAGTAAAAAGACGAAGCGCCGGAATAGAGAAGGCGTGGGTAGTACAACCACTAGAGAAATGGATAGATGATGCCAGTACCAGAAGGACAGATAACATCGACGGAGACAGTAAAACCAAAGCCACAAGAAGAAAAGAAAGAAGATAGCAAGTGATTTGCCACGACTGTAAGTTAGCTGCACAATATAATGCTAACGATAAGGTTGCTTTATCTAAAACTTTTCATCAGAAATGCGAGGGAGACTGCGGATGCCAGCACAAGACTGGTCCAGGGTGGGTCGTAAAACCAAACGCAAAGGTTCCGTTGATGCAAGTACAATCCCCATAGCAGATGTAGTTCGCTTCTATGGTGGCGAGGTAAGAGAGGGACGTAATGTATCTGTCCGTTGTTGTATCCACGAAGATAGACGACGGTCAGCAGTAATAGATACATACGGCAATTTATATTTCTGTCACACTTGCGGCAAGGGTGGGTCAGCATTAGATGTAATAATGGAGAAGGAAGGGATAGGTTTCAAAGATGCAGTCGAGCGAGCAGATGAAATCCTTGCTGGAGTCGGCGCAACGATACGCTCAGAATCTAAGCGCAGAGGCCGTGCAATACCTAGAAGGACGTGGGATATCTGAAGATGTAGCTCGGCAGTTTATGTTGGGCACTATCACAGAGCCACACCCAGGACACGAGGCGCACGAAGGTTGGCTTGCCATACCATACATCACAGTCTTAGGTCATTGCGTAGGATTTAAGTTCCGCAGATTAGATGATGGCAAACCTAAGTATGGCTCACCGCTAGGACAGAAGAGCCATCTCTATAATGTTGCCGATGTGATTCTTGATGTACCAAGTATTGTTGTATGTGAAGGTGAACTAGATGCAATAGTTTTATCTGGAGTATGCAACATACCAGCAGTCGGAGTGCCAGGTGTGACTGCCTGGAAGCCACACTTTGCACGATTATTTAGTGGATTTGATACCGTCTATATTGTTGGTGACAACGATGTGAAAGAAGATGGTTCTAATCCTGGCGCTGAGTTTGCTCGGCGTGTCGCAGGTGAGATAACAAACGGACAAATTGTACAATTACCACCAGGTATGGACATCAACGAGTTCTATCTGGCAGAAGGACCTGATGCGTTGAACCACCTAGTAGGAGGAGCCAGATGAATGAGCAAGAAGAAAGACCTACAAGAGGCAGCCAAATTATTGATGGATATGGGGATGATAATAGTCTCGATAGACTACAAGAGTGGAACGATAACCTGCAAACCAATGCCTACACGAAGGTAAATGATGAGTTCCGAACAGAGGTTTGGAGAATCCTGGACTCCGCAGGAAATCTGCTCTTACGCAAGCATAACGATTACGGCCCGAAGAACATCGCTCACTCTCCAGGTGGAGCACTCAACGGATTACGAGTGCGAATGTGGGACAAGGTGGCTCGCATCAATAACCTCCTTGATAGCAAAGTATCTCCCTCGAACGAATCCCTCAGAGATTCCTTCATAGATTTACTGAACTATTCTGCTATTGCCATAATGGTATTAGATAAGAAGTGGCCTGAATTACCGAATGACTAACCTATCTGCATTTGATTTAGACTTTAGTTACGGTACCGATGGTGAGGGATTAGTCTCTGACCTGATACTCGGTAAGCGTACAGTCGAAGTCAAACGAGATAGACGATGGAAAGAGACGGGCAACGTTTACGTTGAGACTCGTTGCTTCTATCAGAAGTCACAAAGCTGGCAGCCATCTGGGTTATCAGTAACCAAGGCAGGGTACTGGGCTTTTGTGCTAGAAGATAGCATCATACTTGTTACTACTGATGTACTTAACTTTGCAGTATCTATTTATGGCAAGCAGATACGTTGCTTGATTCCACCTAATGAATCCGAAGGGTATCTGATTACACCAGAGCAGTTACTTCAAGCTACAAAGGATTACCAGAATGCCACGCAACCGGAATAAAACCTACGAAGAGCAGCGCATCTCACGTATCCGTATGTATGGCATCAGCGTATCTGAGTACGAGTCTATGTTAGAACAGCAAGGTGGCGGCTGCTATATCTGCGGTAAGAAGCCGGAAGATAAGAGAGCTTTAGATATAGACCACGACCATAAGACAGGCAAGGTGCGAGGGTTGCTCTGTTCTAATCATAACCGAGGTATCGGTT